GGCCAGCCCAAGTAGATCTAAATTGCTCTAGACCGAGCCCAACTACAACAATAAATGCAACCTTACGGTAAAACTTCATGAGTTATCGATATTATCTTCCCTTAATTCCGACGTGTCCAATGTCGAAACCTCATTAATCGTGTCTAACCCGGGGCAGAGACACAGGTCAATCCTCCGTATGTTGTGCAATGTTTGGGATTAATACAAGTTAACTAGTTATTGTCTGAGCGATACATATACACTTCGACGCAAGCCCGAAAGCACGCCACATCGTTTCAGCAACTCACCCTTACACATCACTAGAAAACAAGTCCCAAACCGCAATTCCAACATGCATCAACGGTTAATGTTGATCTGCCTTACAGGTCACAATAGCACTCATATCAATCACATTTATAAACTATAGCGGGTTATGTATATCTACTATACTACCAGTACTCCAAACAAACGGTCCGCGAAAGTTTTCCTTCATTTGGTGGCAGCAATAATAGTCACACCCGGTAGCACGGGTGTGACGTCTTTCAGCAACTTAACGGTAGCTTTATCTCGACATTTGTCAGTTGCACCGTGGAAACACACCCTATCAAATGGATGCTGTGGTTTCTTCATCACCATAGAAGCATAGCTTCTGAAGGTGGAATCGCATTTCGCGATATTTCGGACACCTCTCAGGATGATTCGTGATGTCAAGATTAGACATTTCATTGAGAAGTTTCCGGGTAGTCGATAAATCAACTATACAAACATGCGGAATGTTGAATATTTTAAAATAAATCTTGTTCCGGATGGATAAAAATTCTGGGTCACTAGGAGAGAGGGACGAAAGAGCGTCACATGCGGACTCGAAATCAAAGATAGATTCACAAAAGTCAGAAGTCTCAGTCTCATCAATCAAACTAGGAAGAGAGGTCTTGTAGGTTATTGCATTATGAGATTGAACCAGCACCGTATCTGACGGCTTGGATGAGGCATCATGACGAATCTTCTTGCAAAGTGTGTGATCGAAGATGTCTGAAGACAAATTCAAAGCAGCAACTTGAAAGAGCTTGAAAAAGCAAGTAGTGGCACCACTGGCAATTGTGCCTGCAGTGCCAAGAGTGATGCTCGGTGACGGACCAGTAACTGTCATGGTGTAATAAAGTACATTACCATGGGAAGTAGAACCAGAATCATTAGACGCGCCACCAGTCAAGGTGCAATTGAAAGGCGTCGCAGAAGGAGGGACATAAGCAACAGCAGAGGTGGAATTCCAAAAGAATTGGACAAACCAAGTGCCGGTGGATAGACCAGGGAAGAAAATGACAGCAGAACCGGATTGTATAACATAAGTAATGTTGCCAGTCGCAGTTGAACTGCCATTTCCAAGAGGAACGGAGTTGGTGACGCCACTCAAAATGAGTTGAAGTGAACTCGCATCATAACCAACAGCGCTCGCAAGCTTTGGCTTGAAAAATTCAACTTCATACGTACACCAGAGTTCACCTATCGGTGTGCCAGCAACAGCTTGACCGCCAACGGCGATTTGAAACTGACCCCAATCGTAGAGGCGTAAATCGCTGGAAGTGGTAGGGGCAGGACCGTCGCGTACATACATCTCTGTAAGAGCAGTCTGGTCCCGCGCACATTCAATCGGATGAAGAAATGATTCATTTGTGCGTTTTGAACACGCATACTCAGAATTGTCCATCTCAAGCTTCGAACCGAATGGCTGGTCCAATGAGTCATACTGAGTCCCCATTGCAACATAACCTATGTAGGGTTGAGCGGAGTAGTCAGTTGCGAGCGTTTTGAACTCAAATATGACGCCGCGGAGTCGATACTGCTGGTAGCTATTGGCAAGAGCCGCTAACCAAGGGAAAGATCCCAGTAACCCCGGATTAATCGGAAAAATTTGAGAAGCGAAGCTGGAGGTCGAACTCAAAATGTCCCCGAGGTATTCACGGTGACTGATAACATTATGGGTAGCAGTGTTGGAGAGACGAGGAACTTCACCACCTAACTTGCCATTTGAGCCAGCAGCAAGTAAACTGTTGCTCCGTACTTCATAATCACCGAATCCTATAATCAGCGGTAAGATCTTAGATCCGACTTTGTAGACAGTATCAATAGCGTTCTCATACCAAGTTTGCTTGTCCTTTTTGCTTTGTGGTTGTTTTGGTTTCCTTTTCTGTTTCGGCATACTAGGAGGAGCATTCATTGGCGGAGGGAGCGCAAACGCAGGATTCGGAGGAGGTAATCGTTGCTGGTTAGGTTTCTTGCGTTTGGTCAAATTGGCTGTTTTAGCAGGGACAGCTCCCTTGGGTTGTTTCGGCGTGTTGGTATTGTTTTGCATCACTTTTGGACGTGGCGGATGCGGGCGCAGGGTTTTCTATTACGACCTGCGACCCAGGTACCTTTATCGAATGGTCAGTGATTAAAAACGCGCAACAGCGCCGGCGAAAAATAGGCGAGTGTTGTGAAACCATGGCGGCTAAAAACAGGATCACCAATTCGCGAGTCTACCTCAACAGTATAATTGAAATCGTTATCGTACCAACACTTAGGACAATTCAATAAGTCAGAAAAGTCTAAAGGTTGCAACGTAGACAACGAATCCAACTTGTGTTCAATGTAGAGTTGTGCAGAGACAGATATTCCATATAAACGTTCAACGAGTGACCGAGTGCCGTCGCCAATCTCGACGTTAGGAATACCATATTCTTGTATAAATTCGCGAGCCTTTTGCACCTGCTCAGCGTGATATACATTATCCGAATGTCTCCGCACAAATTCTGCATCGAGGGACTTTATATATTTATAAGTACAACGCAACCCATATTGACCTAAATGTTTTAAAATTGGGCAACCCGGGTACTCGTAAAGCATTGAAATAGATTTCGCACACAAAAGGCGCATTTTCAACGAATGCGATGCAAATCTGTAGTTACGCGCTCTAGTCCAACCAAATGACACGGACGCTTCGCTTGGATTAGTCACATTGTGCAAATGATCGGGGTGGAACACATTTCCGCAGAAAGATGCTGTTGAAATGCCTTCAGGGATATCAATTTTAATACGCGCACCGAGGTCGGTATATAATTGCGAAGTAGGAATGTTAACACAACCGACTATTCCATCGTCCCCTTCAAAGAAAGCGTCACATTTTTCAATATCATTGCCAGCTCTCTCTAAATTAAAGAACGTTATAAGTAAATTCATTAGCCCGTTACCACAAGATGTATTCATTTCACCGGACATGCGTTTAGCATCAAGGACACAATCAAAGAGTTTAAAAACAATCTTGTTGCTTTGTCGCATAAGGGCAAACAAATCACAAAAGTGTTTTTGGAGGGGATGGCCCTCCAAACTCCAACGATAAATCCAATGTTCAACACGCATCAAAAAATCAACAAATGTGGACTCATATTGGGAAAAGTCAGTACAGAAAATATTATTATATTTACCTAATTTCTCGAGCAAAGCGGTTGGGCGTTCAGGAACAGGAATCTTTTTGATAAACCACTTAGAAGAAAAAAGTTTGTCTCCAAACTTTTGAAAGTAAGGTCCGACACGTACCTTATAATCATCACACCTGGAATAAATACCGCGCAGATGTTTGTAATCTGTATAATCTTCATCTTTAATAAAAGCTTTAACATCAAACTTGACGCGTCGGTTTTTCGAAAGCTCATAAACTTCTCTAAGCTCCTGTTTCCTATACAGAGGATATTCAGTATTCGTGATCCAAGACTCAAAATCGAAATCATCCGTAGGAGAGAATTTGAGGAACCGAAGGTGTTTATTACAAAACCGCTTAACCCACCGAAAAAACCGTCGACCAAGATTGGGAGGAATTGGGGGCATGGCAGCCGCAACACGCTTGGTACAACCAGCAAGCTGGGATGGACCGTGATTGAAATCAGGAACGGGAAGAGATGTACCTAAAACATGACATCCAAGTGAAATTCTCACACTGGATCTAGATGTATAGTTATAAAATTCAGGACGAATTTGGGTTACTCGAAAGGACGCATCGGGAAGTTCACCGTGTCCCAAAACAACCCCGCACTCGGCAGGGCGATAACCAAACATAATTTTCACAAGCTCACGTCCGACACCCGAAAAGGTGTCAGACCGTCCTGGTAATTATTCCAAACATAAGACTCACGAAAAGCGATGCAATAACGCAAGGTGTCATTATAAATATGCGAGCCAAAATCACTGATTATACTATATGGTATATTAATAGATGTGTTCATCCCAATGACATTTGAGAAATTCGAATAAGATTTTGTCACGGATGAGTCTGCGCAAAGAGTTTTGACAGAAATGGCATTGGCGGCCAATTCAGGGCTAATGCGCAATTCACGCACAACTTCGTCAACTTCAATCACATTAAATATGTTAAACTCATTGTTGGCATTGCGACGAAAATTGACTAATTCTTTTAAAAGGAGCCAATAAAAACGAACAATATGTGGTCGTCGAATGCGCATAGTGACAGACTCAAACTGACGAAGAACTCGAAATTCTCTCGTGAGCTTGCCTGAATTGTTGGAGTCGGCGCGGTGGTCTTGATTTTGATCCATATTAACCTGCTCTTCTGTCAACTGACGAACAGACGTGATAACCGGGGTAAACACATTAGTCGAAGCCAAGAGCATATTAATTTTGTTCTCAAAGGACGGGTTCTGGATAACCTCGAAGACAGATGGTCTCCAATGTTCATGAACAAATGGAGCGATGTTCCGAATAGAATCTTCGATGATCTCAGGACTCTGACGTCGTTGAGCAAAAGAGACAAAATCATCTTTTATTATGTTATCCTCATCATCATCATTATCACCGATACGGTCAGCAGTGAGAAGGTTGAAGGCATCCTCTTCAATAGGCAGAGCTTCATCTTCGTAGACGTTGTCTTCGTTAAGAACGCGCCTGAATAAAGGGTTTTGCCCGCCGAGAATGCCTTGACCAAACTCATGACGTACGGAAATATGATTGTCCACAAAGACAACTTGGTCATCAACGGTGTTTGTAGCAGTAATCAAATCTTCCGCTATCTGCCTGGAAAGAGCGTAATCTTTGACCTGGCCAGTGGCATCGGAAATGTTAGTGATAACAGCGTTGATGCTATCGGTCACGTTTTGATGATGGCGAAAGAGATCTTGATTAATGCGAACACTTAACTCGTCAATTGCAGTGCCAGCTTCATCTAATTGTAATTTAAATTCATCTTTCTTTTCATCCAAGAACCCAGCGAAAATCGTAAATTTATCACTGATGTCATTGATGACGCCATCAAAACCGGTAACCAGCGCAAAATCACTCCTCTGGACGGGTAGGTGCGATTGAACGCGGAAAACTGAGGCATCAGCGAAGAGATTATAATCTGCATCGCCGAGAGGCTGCCCCTCAGTTCTTCTTTCTTTTGCGTCAAGAAAGGCATCAATGTCGAAGACAGCTTGACCAGAACTGTCGTCGTCATCGGAAGGCGGATCAACCTTATCCGCCAGCCCACGTAGGAACTTGC